ACTCGGCAACATTTTATCGGCATGATGGTACGGTTGATGCCTATGGTCAACCAACATACGCAGATGACAGCTCGTGGACTGCAATCTCGTCAGGATGGCCTTGTGAGTTAGTCACAACGGTCGGAGGCGAGGTGCTCCGAGGACGCATGGTAACTGAGAAAACAACTCATGTTGCTTTTGGTGAGTTCTTCGGGATCGGTGAGATTACAGTCAAGGACAGATGCATCATCGATGGAGTGAAGTACGGAATCACAAACACATCTGATCCCGATGGGATCAGCATGGAGATTCGCGTTGAACTCAGAGGTGAAAACAACTCATGAGTTATGCAAAACGTGCTGCTCAGGCAGCGGCAAGAATTGTAAACGAGAAACCGGGTCGCAAAGGCAAGAAGGGTGTTGTTCAAAACATTTTGTCTAACGATAAAGAACTTAGGCAAATGATTGATCATTTGCCCAAAGAGCTTCATCGCAGAGTATGTACGGCAGCGGTCAAAGCAGCGGCTGAGATTGTTGAAAAAGAAGCGTCTAAAGAGATTGCATCTGTTGGAAGAAGAAATATTCCCTACACAGGCAAGCTTGGAAACTCACGCAAGACAGGCACGCGAGAATCGTGGTCAAAGAAAATGGCCGCTAGCAGAGTTGGTCCTGCCGGAAATGACATGAGCAAAGCGGTTACACGCAAGATGCTCAAGTACAAGAGGAAAGCACCTAGCACAGCAATCGTAGGAACTGACTATTACCAATACAACTTCGGTCACATTCATGAACCGCGAGTAGGCGAAGGCCCAGCAGAACACATTATGTGGGGCGACTGGACAGGCAAAGACCACATGAAACGCCCTTGGCTTACTCCTGCTGCCAAGTCAACTATTCCGCTTCAGCGGCAAGCAATGATTACAATCATCAAAGCACGCATGAAAGGGTTTTTCAAGTAATGAGTGTTGCTACCGCTGTTCGACAAATCATTGCTGACGATGCAACCGTGACATCTCTGGCAGGAAATCGAGTCACTGTTGACTTCATTCCTGAAGACTCAGTCATGCCTGCATTGCTGCTGTATATCGTTTCAGAATCGGCTGAAGACTGCCTAAGTGGGTTTGTTGGATTTGAAACTGCGAAAATTAGAGTAGAATGCTACGGCGAAACACGCAGTCAAGCTGATGCACTCCACGCAGCTGCAAGGGCAGCACTCAACGGTGAACGCGGAGTTTATGACAACACGTTCATTAAAGGCATCGGTCAGGATACTGGCCGAGTCTACTTAGTCGATAAACCAAATGACGGGACAGATCACTGGCTGTTTCGCACGATTCAAACCTTTGAAATCTCTTACAACTCATTTTAGAGAAGAAAAAATATGCCGTACCAAGGAATGACCGGACAAGGCACTACTGCCGTCCTGACGACCAACGCTATCACTGGATGCGTTCGCAGTCTTACGTTGCCTGAGTTGACTCAAGACAAGATCGATGCATCTTGCCTCGATACAACTGGATTCATGAAGTACATTCCAGGTGACCTTACTGATCCCGGTGAGTGCCAGCTTGAAATCATCTTCGATCCAACTTTCGACTTTGATTCCATTGTTGGAGTTCTCGATACTTTGACTATCACTTTTGCAATTGGCGACTCGTCAAACACAACCAATGCAACTTTGATTGGCACTGGTTTCATTACCAATTACAGTCTCCCAGACTTGAGCACTAACAACCTTGCAGTCGTCAATGTGACGTTTGCTTTTGACGGTCAAACTGGACCCGCATTCACAGTTGAGTCGTAATCATGAACGTCGAACTTCTCCCCTGCGAAGGCAAGAACCTAGCAACAGGCGCAAAGGAGGTATTCAAGCAATACCGAGTTGTCGTCGATGGTACTTTGGTTGGCTACAAGTCTTGGGGGTTTGGAAGCTCGATATGTTTCGTTGGCAGGGTTTCTCCAGTGGATAAAACCTTGATTGAAGAAGAAGTCAGTGCTATCCTTGGCGACAGTTCCAGTGGCGTGATGCCACCGGAGTTTGACCCAGACGACTTGCCTGAAGAGGATTACAAAGATGACTTCCCTGACGAAACAGTTACTGCTTGATCACTGCAAGATTGAGGTCAAAGAAGTAAACATCGAAGGACTTGGCGTCTTGTACGTCAAGCCTTCGAGTGAGCTTCAGAGATCAAAACGAATTGCAGACATGTTCGACAAGAACGGCAATTTGACCAACGAGTCAAAGCAAAGACGCAGGGTGAATTTGATCATTGATCACATCTGCGATAAAGATGGCAAAGCAATGTTCAACGAAGGTGACTCAAAAGACTTGCTGGCTCTTGATGGCAGCAAGCTTGATCCGTTCATTGAAGCAGTAATGCTGATCAATGGGGAACTTGAGGGAAACGACGAGGCCGAGTAGATCGGCTTGTGAAGCACTTCGACAAAAACTTTAGGTTGCGTTGGGTGTTCAAGATTTGTCAGAAACTGGGCATTGATGACCCATGTCACTGGATGAATACAGTCAGTCCTCTTCTCGTCGATCAGTGGATCGCGTTTGAAGTTGCCGAGCAACAAACAACGTCCTCATCAGACATGCTAGATCCCGACGAAGCACTTAAGAGGTTGACCAGTGGCAGGTAATAACGTCCGCATCGGTGCTCTGCGATATGACATCATCGCAGATAGTTCTTTGTTCACGCAGGGTGTAAAAAAAGCTTCGAGGATGAGCCGGAAGCTTGCTAAGGACATTGCTGTTACGCGGACGCCTTTGGAAAGATTTAAGAAGGAGTTGCTTCAAGCACGCAGAGCACTTAAAGCTAATCTGATAGACGAAAAAGCGTACTTGCACACAAAGAAGAGGTTGCGTGCGCAATACGTTCAAGAGAATGCTTTAATCAATAAGCACACTCACAGATTGCTTCTAAACACAAAAGCAAAGAATGCCAATGCTGCTGCATCCTCTCGGATGAACCTAGCAAACATCGGAGGTGCTGCTGCGTCGATGTTTGGCGGTCGAGGTGGCGCTGCTGTTGGTCGAGGCATCGGAATCGGTGCAATGGCTGGAGGCGTAGCAGGCGTTGGCCTTGCTGCTGGATTTGGTGGTGCATTTGCAGTTGGAAGGATGTTAGAAGAGTTTGGCGATCTTCAAGAAGCAGCAACCGACTTAAAAGTTTTCTTAGGAGAAGAGTTCGGAGAAGAGTCTGCAAATGCATTCCGAAAAATTGCTAGAGAGTCGTCACTGACAACTGCTGGCTTAATTAAAAACGCAAGGGTATGGGCATCCTACGGTCTAGAGACTGAAAACATCGTAGACATGGTCGAAAGGCTAGGCATCGCGGCAGGAGGTGAACGAGAAGCGTTTGACAACCTCACAAGAGCAATGGCTCAGGTTAATGCTGCTGGCAAGTTGATGGGCCAAGAAAAGAACCAGTTAATCAATGCTGGATTCTCTCTGAAGATCATTGCTGACGAGGCTGGCGTTGCAATGACTGACTTCGCTAAGGCAATGGAGGAAGGATTGATAACAGCAGAGCATGTCAACAATGCTTTGATTAAGGCAACCAACAAAGGTGGACTGTACTTTGGACGACTAGAGAAGAAAGCGGGAACTTTAAACGGAAAGCTCGACTTAGTCGCAAACAACTTTAATGATTTATTTGCAAACTTAGGAGAGTCAAAGCAGGGTCCAATTGTTGTAGTGCTTGATCTTTTAAACGAAACCTTGTCTCGCATGTCAAGCGTAATATCACAAGCAAACGAGCTTGAAAGAACAAGAAAAAAAGCAAGGTCGTTTGAAAGAGTCGCTGGTGTTCCAAGCAGAGATTTTAGCGTCCCAACTTTTACAACTGGAGAAAGATTTGGTGGTGGGCGTCATGCAGCGGCAGTAAATCAAGAAGTAAATGACCAGTTGTTTCGCAATGCCATTGGCAGCCGAGAGGGAACGTCTGCAATTGCAGAGTTTTTGTTAGGAGTCAGGAGTTTTGCAGAGATTTTTCAATCGGAAGACTTTATAAGATTGCAGCGGGCGCAAGAACAGCAACAAGCCAATGAAAGGTTGGCAAGGGCAAGGGGAGCAGCAGGACTGACTCCAACTGCGGTTCAAGACGATGCCGATCAAGCAGAAAAAACAAGAAAAAAGCTAGACCAAGAAGCTTTGAGTTTTCTTGAAGAAAAAGCAATACTGCAAAAACAGATTGCCAGTGACGAAGAGCGTCAAATGATGGAGATGCAAGAAGAGTATGACAAATATGCTCAACTGTTGAAAACAATGTTGGAGTTGAACCCAATGGCCCAGCAGACGCTTTTGCAAATGAAGAAAGATGTAATGGCGGCAGAGTCACAAAGAGCACTCGATGAAGATCAAGCAGAAGATCAAAAGCGACAAGCAAATAAACTTGAGCAGGCTCTTGATGTTGCTGGACCGGGCCAGATGAGACAAAACAGTATTGAGGAATTTATCTACCTGAAAACACAACGCGAAAATGCAAGAAAAGAAAAGCGAGATGAAGACAAGTACCTGAAAGATCGACAATTAAAGATCGACAATCATAATGAAACAATAAGAGCAATAAAAGGTCTAAAACCAAGTCAGCAGCAAGCTGATGCAAACCAAGTCATTCCAGTAAATTAAGGGTAAGCAACATGACTTTGACTTATGAAGTCTGCCAAATGAGAGAGACAGGCTACAGTGCCTCATCAAACAACAGTGGAGGCATGAAGTCTTGTCAGATTTCTCTGAATCAGGTTTATCGTGTTATTGTTACTGATCCTGCGAATGCAAATTTTGCACCTGATGACGTTACTGATGTGCATGTTGCATTTGCACCTGGAATACCAGTCGTCAATTATCACACTTGGTACGACTCTACAACAAATGTTGGAATCCCTCTTGCAGTATGCAATAACAAAACAGTCAGGAGATTAGACTCAAACGCAACAGTGTTTGAAGTCACTTGTACTTTTGCAACAGAACCGGGCAAGCAAAGCAAAGCACAAGAATCAGAAACTCCTAGTAATCCACAACCAGAGACACCACCTACAAGCGTAACGGACATCGATCCTGTTGTGACTAGAGGTGTAGTAGGTCGCGACATTGTGATGCACGCTGCTCCTGCGTATGGGCCAAATGGATCGGCAGTCATTTTGGGGCCTAACTTAAATGCAGAAACAATATCTACGCGATTCTTGCCAGTTGCAGATGCATTTGGCGTTGGAATTGATGGTTTGAGGAATGAAATTGACCAACCAGTCACAAGAAAAAAGCCTCTTCTGCAATTGACCATAACACAGTTTGAAGACACTTTTACCGATCAAGATTTATTAGACAGGTGTTACAAAGTAAACCTTACAACTTATCGTGGATTTGTGCCGAAGTCAGCAATGATTACTAACATCAATGCTGTTGCACAAAACGTCCAAATGGCAGCAGGCCCAGCAGAGAAGTATCGTGTTTCATACACTATTTTGGTCGATGACTATACGGTTGTAAGCGACGAAGATGGAACGCTGTTTGTTGGTCATGCAGCAGCAGTTCCGTTGATCGGCCATTGGCATTTTGACGCAAACAACGTTGCAGTGCAGTTCCAGCAGAGTGGGGCTGGTATTGGCGCGGTGGGATTGCTGAACCTAGATGGAACAGCAAAAGATCCAGACGACACTCCTGACTACGTTAGATTTGACACCGTAGACGAAACAGAATTTAACTTGGCAGCAGGCGGCTTTTTACAGGTTTAAAAATGGCAAGCTATTCGTTCAGCAGCAGAGAAATAGCAGAAACACTTGCAGACGTTGGTCGCAAGGCTATGGCAGGAGCACCGT